GCCAACTTAACACCTAAATATAGTGTGACCTCTATGTATTTATGAGATATCAAGGTAGATACAGACCTTCTTTTCCTGGGAAGTATAAAGGAGACCCAAGTAATGTAATTTACAGATCATCTTGGGAGTATAAATTTATGAAATGGTGTGATATTACCAGATCTGTTCAAGAGTGGGGTAGTGAAGAAATTATTATTCCTTATGTATCTCCTGTTGATGGTAGAAGGCATCGATATTTTCCAGATTTTTATGTTAAGATTGGTAAAAGAAAGTATCTAGTTGAAGTGAAACCCTTCAAACAAACTAAAGAACCTAAAACTCAAAAAAGGCATACCAAAAGATATATTAATGAAGTTGTTACATATGCTGTAAACCAAGCAAAGTGGAAAGCAGCAACTGAATTTTGTATGGACCAAGGTTGGGAGTTTATGTTAATCACTGAAAAGGAACTTAAAATCTAATGGCAATCCAAAGACCAGAACAAGCTAGATATAACTCTCTTCAGGAATTTATCGGATTCTTTAAGGATGCTGACATGCATCCTGCTACAACGAATCTATTTTCTGTTCACTTTTCTAGTCCACCCATGTTAATTCAAGGTAGTGGAAATACTAAGACCTCTAGATTACAGACTGAAACTGGTCGGATGGGTTTTTTATTAGATTACTATGCAAAAACTGTCAATTTACCCAGTAAGCAAATTACTACAGGACAGCAAGTTGATGTTGGTTCGGGATTTAAATATGGGACAGGAACGGCATTTAGTCAGATTAGTATAACTTTTCAAATGCCACGTTCTCAATATACAAGAACATTATTTGAAAGATGGACGCAGTTGATGGCAAATGATGCCAATCAATATACAGATTATTATAGGAACTATGTTTGTCCTGAATTATACATTTACAAGTGGGAAAGAGGTGGTGGTGCAGATGCTGTAACTGACCCCAAACTTCTAAGAGCAGTTAGACAAAACGGTAATAATGCACTTCTCGCTAAAAAAAATAAATTGACTGCAGTATGGGTTCTCAAGAACGTTTTCCCATATAATATTGGTTCCGTTCAACTTAATAACGGTCCCGCACAACTTATGGATCTTAACGTGCAATTTTATTATGAAAGATATAGATTCTATCCAGAGTCTGCTTTCGATGATGAGGGTGTAGGACAATTAATTACAATCCCATCCACTGGAGATGATGTTACCACTCAATCTACTCCGAAGAATCAAACTGCTTTATACTCTGGGTTCCCAAATTCATCTGGAAACATTGCCTAAATAAAAATACTGATGTGAATTTCTATGGCATTACCTAAATTAAATGTACCTAGGTACAAACTGAAACTGCCATCTGATGGCAGAACTGTGAACTATAGACCGTTTCTAGTAAAAGAAGAAAAACTTCTTCTTTTAGCAACTGAAACGGGAGAACAATCGGACATTGTTATTGCTATTAAAGATATTATTAAAGGATGTACTGATATCGCTGATGTTGATTCGTTAGCAACTTTTGATATTGAATTTGTGTTTCTGCAAATTCGTACTAGATCAGTCGGTGAATCTGTTGATGTATCTGTGACATGTCCTGATGATGGAGAAACAGAGATGTCTATTTCTATTTCTCTCGATGATATCAAAGTTCAAAAGACCAGAGGACATAAATCTGAAATTAAATTGTCCGATGAAGTTATCGTTACCATGGGATATCCCAATCTCGAAACTTTTGTTAAAATGAATTTTAGTGAGGAAGTCAATCAAATTGACCAAGTGTTTGACATGGCAGCAGGTTGTATAAAAACAATTGCTGATGCGGATCAAGTCTATGATTGTGCCGATTCGTCGAAACAAGAATTGCTTGAATTTTTTGACCAACTAAGTTCAAAGCAGTTTGGATCAATTCAAAAATTCTTTGAAACGATGCCTAAACTTTCTCATACACTTAAGGTAACTAATCCTAATACTGGTGTTGAAAGTGAAGTTGTCCTTGAGGGGTTAGCGAGTTTTTTCGCATAGCACTCCTTCACGCCAATCTTCGTTCTTATTATGAAGGTAATTTTGCGCTAATGCATCATCATAAATGGAATATCGAACACATCGATAATCTGATGCCTTGGGAAAAAGAGATCTATGTGAATTTATTAGTACAATTCCTCAAAGAAGAAGAACGTAGAATGAAGGAGCAGCAAGCAGCTAGTGGCTAAATTACAAGTTTATAAGTTTGTAAATTCTGGGTCTGTCTCAACAAAAGACCCGTTAGTTGCTGCTGCTCGCTCGCAGACGTTAGCATTTAATAGAATGGGGTCAACATTGACCTCTATTGGAACTGTAATATCTGATATAGAAAAAATATCAATTGCTCAGGTAAAGGACGCTAAGAAGCGTGAGCAACTTGAAAGGAGGAGAGACCGTAGACAGAAAGATACTGCGTCCGAAGAAATACAAGAGTCAACAAAATCAAGAGGTAAAGCTGCAAATCTTGGTGGAAAGATTAAAAACTCTGCCAAGAAAGGACTTGGTTGGATTGATAAATTTCTAGGACCAATCGCAACAACCTTTGTAAAATTAGCATCTTTTGCAATTACTACAAAAGTATTAGAGTGGTTAGCTGATGACCAAAATACTGAAAAATTAAAAACCTTTTTAGACAGAACAAAATTTGTTTTTGAAAAGATATTTGGTTGGGCGAAGGGATTTACTGAAAATATCTTAGATGGATTTGGTGCTTTAGCAGATCCTAATGGGTCATTTTTATCTAGATTAGGTGGTCTTGGTAAAATAATGATGGGCATCATTGGGTTGAAATACCTGATGAATCCATTCAGTTTAATTAGTGATATTCTAGGTTTGGTCGATATTCTTGGAAGGCGAGGTGATCGCCCACCAAGAGTCGATAAATCAAAAAAGGTTACTCAAAGACCAACAGCAAATAAACCATCAGTAAGACCAACAGTAAAACCTAGTCCTAAACTATCTCCTTTCCAGTTAGAGCAAGCACGAAAGGTTGCCACTAAAGAATCTCTTGAAGGAACTGGTGAACAGGTTGGTAAGAAAGCTACTGGACAGGTTTTTAAATATGGTGGTAAAAATATAACTAAGGCAACACATCGTTTCTTCCTGAAAGTTATTGGAAGAGGTGGTGTAACAGGATTAAAGAAATTAATCGGTGCATTTAAGTTACCACTTATAAGTGGTTTACTGACTGCTGCATTGAATTGGATCATGGGTGAGTCTATCGCCAAATCGCTCATGATGGGTGTTGGTGATGGTATTGGTACATTCTTAGGTGGTTGGGCAGGTGGCGCTATAGGTGCTCTGGGTGGTCCTGCAGCACCCATTACAATACCTTTAGGTGCATTTGTTGGTGCAATGCTTGGTGGCATTGCAGGTGAGGCAATCGGCGGATACTTATATGATTTGATGTTAGGTAAGGCAAACTTAGGTGCTGACCTTGGTGCTATGGGCAAGAAACTTATCAGTGGTATGAAGTCTCTTTGGAATGACTATATTATGAATGGAGATTTCTGGGCAGGTGCCTGGGAAACATTCCTAAACATCGGTCAAGATGTTATGAGTAGTGCCTGGGGCTCTATGATGAACATGTGGAATTATGCTTCTGGTGCTGCAGCAGATTTCTTTACTCATATGATGGAAGTCTCGAAACCCTGGCGTGAAGCAATGTGGGATGCCTTCCAAAAATATGTTGTTAATGGTCCGCAAGAGTTAGTCAAAGTTATTTTTGACACGATTCTATCTGGTGCTAAAGGAATTGGGCAAATTTTTGCTGAGGGTGCTCCTATTTTGATGTCCATTATTAAAACTTCTGCTGAAGCAGCAATTGATTGGGCATTTAATAAAGTCAAAGGTTTAGTTGAAGGAATCCGAGATGCTGTAGTAGGATTCAGACCAAGAGAAGCACTTAGCAAGTTGGGTTCATTGTTAGTGATGCTTGGAGCACCACTGTCACAGATTCCTGAGATGATGAAAGCTGTTGGTGCTGCAACTAGCAAAACGATTAGTCAAGCAATAGCAAAATCAAAAGAAATTGGGCAGATGATTATTGATCCCATCATGGGATATATTGACCCTGCTATTAGAGCAATTAATGAAACCTGGAAAATTGTTAGTAACCTTCCAGGGTATGTTTACGATAACACTATCAAACCAATCTTTGATGCTATTGGTTCTGTATGGAACTCTGGTCCTGCAATCTGGGAGTTTTTACATAGACCAAATACATTCCAAGAAATTACAGGACAAGAAGTTCCCCAACAAGAAATGTTCCTTGGTGGTGTAGTTAAAGGTATTGGTAACGCTGTTAAGGGTGTTAGTAATGCAGTTAGTGGTGTTATGCAAAGTCCTGTTGGACAGGTACTTGGAACTGCTGCATCTTTTATTCCTGGTGCTGCACCAATTATGGCAGGAATTAACACACTTGCCACGGGCAATCCCATGTCAATGTTAGGAATGATTCCTGGCATGGGTGCGATGATGAATAGTCCTTTAGGTCAGATAGGTAGTCAGTTATTAGGCGGCAATTTTACAGGTGCTTTGAGTACTGGAATGAATATGGTTCCTGGTATGGGTCAATTCTCTGGACTTGCATCTGGTGCAATAGGTGGACTTATGTCTGGTTCTCTTAGTCCTACTAGATTGATAAGTAATGTTGCCGAAAAATTTAATATGGGTGGACTGTATAAAGCAGTTACTGGTGCTATGGGTGGTGATTATACATCGAGCATTCGAGAACTTGGATCACAAATTGGAGTTAATCCTAGTGTTCTAGGTGCGGTAGAAAGTACTACTAGCAGAGCAATGTCTAAGGATGGTCTTTCTGCAGAATATGCTATGCAACAAGCACTTGAATTTGTCCCAGTACCAATGATTTTAGAGCGACTTGTTCCTCTACCTACAGCAGTTCCCATAAATACTGGAGGCGGTGGTGGTGTCGTCACTGGTGTACCTTCTAGCATAACGCAGCGTACTCAATAATGGCAACTGTAACAAAGAGTTCAAAAATTAATTTCTATAAGTTTGTACAGGTAAAAGAACCATCTGCTACTGTTACAAAAAATGCTGGCGGCAACGTAGATTTAACTAAAGCATTAACCCAAAATACAGTTGCTATTAATCGAATAGGGGCAACTTTAAATTCTATTGCTTCTATTACTTCAGATTTAAAAAAAGTTGCTATTGCTCAATCTGAATTAACTCGCGCTAGTGCAGGAAGTTCATTCACTCCACAATACAATACACCGAAAGAAAAGAATAAGGTTAAAACAGGTGGTGGTATTGTAGATTCTCTGAAAGTCCCTGGATTCCTGGACGGATTACTGAATATTCTAGGTGGTCTAGTAAAACTTACAGTTGGTACTACTGTCTTAAAATGGTTTGCTGATGATGCAAATCAACAGAGTTTAGTCAATATTTTAGACGGAATTAAAAAGATTGCAACATTCATCTTCAAAGTTGCTGAATTTGGTGTTTTTAATACAATCGATGGATTGTATGAGTTATTATCTGATGATTCAAATCCTTTAGAAAGAATAGGAGGTCTTGTAAAAGGATTAACAGGACTTGGAACATTATTATTAGGTCTTCGCTGGTTATCCAATCCAACTAGACTTCTTACCGATTTTGGTAATGTGTTAATTTTCTTTCGTAATAATCTTATCAAAGGAAGGAGAGGATTATTAGGTAGAGGTTTAGCCCTTGGAGTTGCAGCAGCAAGTGCTTATGGTGGAGTTAAAGCATATAACTATCTTAAAGAGGGTGAAACTACTGCCACTCAAGTAGAAGATGGTCAAGAACCAGCAAACAAACCTGAAGGATTTTCTAAAGGTGGTAAAGTAAATCTACTACCTCAAAGAGCATCAGGAGGATTTATTAATGGACCACAATCAGGATATCCCGTATCACTGGACGGGGGGAGATCGACCTCGTTTATCGGACACGGACGTGAGTATGTTGCTAGAAAGAGCAATGGGGGAGCTTTCGTCGTTCCTCTTAATACTCCTGGAACAAAAACGCAACCTCATCTAACTTCTAAAAGGATGGGTGAGGCACAGAGTCAAGGATTTGACATCGGTGGAATGGTGAATGCATTCCAAGGTGGATTTGATCCAGGAAGGGGTTATGGTAATCCTATGTCTAAGAGTGTATTAGGTTCTTCACCAGAGTCTAAATTTATGTCTCAAGGTGGTGGACTTCCTGGTTTTGCAAATGGTGGTAATTTAAATAAACAGATTTATTTGCATTGGACTGCTAGTAGACATAATTGGAAGGCAGGTCCTTATCATACTACTGTTCAAGGTGATGGTACATTATATAAGCATTTACCATATGATCGACACACTGCTCACACATACTACAGGAACACAGGAAATGTAGGTCTTTCAGTCGCTGCGATGAAAGATTGGAATTGGGAGAGTTACGGACCAACAAGACCTCAACTTGATGGTTTGATGGGAGAAGCAGCGGTTGTTGCTAAAGGTTGGGGATGGAAACCATCTGATGTTACCGTGAAAAGAGTTATGACGCACGCTGAAGCAGCGTCAAACAAAGACGGTAGATCACCTCATGATAATTATGGTCCTCAATTCTGGGGTGGTACTGGTGAGCGTTCCGACTTACATAAATTATCTAGAAATGAAAAAGATGGTACAGGTGGAGATAAACTTCGTCAGATGATGAAGAAATTTATGGGTATGTCAAATCCCCCTCTACTTAAAGAAGTTGGTCCTGGTGCAGGTCCAAATGGTGGAGGAACTCAGAAAGCAGGATCAATGAATAGTAGTGAATATAATTTACTCCAACGTTTAGTTCTTGCAGAATCGGGTGGTGAAGGTAAGATTGGTATGTCACTTGTTGCTCGTTCTGTATTGAATAGAGCAGGACTTATTCAATCAGGAAAAGTTGGACCTGGAATGTTCATGGCGAATGATTCGTCTGTGACTGGTGTTATCATGGGCCCAGGTCAGTATGAACCTGTTCGTAATGGTAGTATTAATGATAGTAGATCAGCAGCACAGATGTCAGAGGCTAAGGATGCAATTGAAATGGCAAGAAATCCTGCAAATCTCAGAGGAACTCTTGAAGGAGAAGGTTTACAAGCAGCACAAATTAACTACTTAATGGCTTCTACTGGATTTAGAACTGGTTCTGCATTTAATGATGAGTCTCAAAATGTCAATGTAGTTAAATACAAAAATCACTTCTTTAATACTGCTGGTAATAAAGATGTCAAACATTCACTTGCTGAAATTGAGAATGGTGGCACTGGTGGTGGACATGGTTCTGGGGATTATGGTGGTGGACAAACAAATGGAGACAGTCGTGGAGTTCAGTTTGATAGTGATTTCAGTAAATTAGTTTTAGGTCCAAGTACAAGCGTCCCTACTACTGATTATTCTGGGTATACATATGGAAACGCTGCTGCACGGCGACCAGTTCGTAGAGTAGGTGCTGCTACCGCAGGACCTAGTGCAGTTGGTGCATCAAATGTTGCACAAAGACAAAGAATTCAACAGTCAACTAATGAAAGAAATACTGCCAGACAAAAAATTAATGAGAAAACTAGAGAGATGATGGCCGCGGCATTAGAAGCAGTTGGTGAACAAAATGGAATGAATGCTCAGATGGTTGCTTCTGCATCGCAAGCAATTATGCAAATGCAAGCACAATCTGGTGGTTCACAACAACCGCAATTCATTCCTTCTAGCGGTGGTATTTCTGGTGCTGGAATTGGTCGTGCTATGGGTGGTGATGTTGGTGCTGCTATTGGTGGAACTGCAGCTGCCGTACTCAACTCTACAAATAATCCCCTTAAAGGTATATTCCGATGACTATTGCTAGACAAAAACCAGGTGATATTGAATTATCTGTAAGTATCTACAGAAATGGGGAAAAACTGCAGGATAGCGGTGGTAACTACGATCTGAAAGAATATGTTAAAGCTGTAGAAATTTACGAAAGTATTAGTTCTGCAACGATTGAAGCAATGATAATCATCAATGATTCTGGTGGTTTGATTGGTGCTCTAACTGGTTCTGAAGTATTCAGGATTGATATAAAAAGTTCTGTCTACGACAGAGTATTTTTTATGAGATCGTATCAAATTAATTCACGTTCTAGAACTAATCAGGATACTGAAATTTATATTCTCAATCTATGCTCAGACGAGTATATCAAAAATGAAGTAATCAATGTATTTGGTAACACAGAGGTTGTCTTTAGTAATAAAACAGAAACCTCTGAAATTATTGAAGAGGTTTTGAAGGGTAGCAAATATATGGGTACGAAGAAAAAAGTCTTCTTAGAAGAAACTATGAACAGACAGACTTTTGTTGTACCAAACTGGAGACCATTTGACTGCATCTATTGGATGTCACAACGAGCAGTTCGTAAGAATCAAAAGGGTAAAAGTCTTCAGAATGCATTTGCTTTCTATGAAAATTCATTAGGATTTCACTTCAAGTCCATTGATAAAATGATTGAAGATATCAATAACCAGGATAGCATACAAAAAACTAACCAGACAACTGGACAACCAAGACTTTATGTTTATACTCAAGCACCGAAACAGATTGATGCTGGTGCTGATGACCAGTTTAAAATTTCTAAGATTGTATTTCCTGAGGAAAAAAACTTTTTGATGGGTCTTAGACATGGAACTTGGTCTGGATTTAGTATCGGTTTTGATCCTAACACTATATCAAATTCTAAATTTGGTGAAAGTACAGATATGTCTGTAGATGCTTATCGCTACAGCATTAATGAAGAGTGGAATAAAATGTCTCACTTAAAAGGTGGTAGAAATACTAATCCTATTGAATCTATGGACGACGGCATCAAGGCAATGATTGATTATCCAAAACGAGTTAGATATACAGTATTACCTAATCAAATCTTTGACCCCAAATATCAAAACAATCCTCAGAAAAACTATGAGGCATTAGTCGAATTGCAAGCATATCAATGGATGAGAATGGAGTCATTGAAATCTACAAAACTTCAAATCGAAATCCCTGGAAATCTTGATTTATATGTTGGTGCGGGTATTGAGATTGAACTACCAGCAACATTTAGAAAAGGTAGTAAACCAACACTCGATGAAAGATATAGTGGTAGATACTTGATTGCTAGTTTATCACATAAAACAACAGGATTCAACATGGTTACAGAACTTTTATTGATGAAAGATTCGACCATCTAACTTGACAAGCACTCATTAAAGTACTATAATAACCTTGTGAGAGGTTCAGAACAAATTTGAGCTTCTACTAAATAATACCGTATCACTATTATACATGCTATGGAAAGCATCGAAAAGCATATTGAAAAGGACAAAGAGATTTTGGATACTCCATCCATCTCTCCACAACAACGTCGCCACATTGAGGGCGAACTACACGAATTAGAAGAATATGTAGAACATCATAAGTCAGAGATTGAAGCAGGTGATCATCACGATCCAACATACTTAGAGCTCTTTTGTGACCAGAATCCATCAGAACCAGAATGTTTAGTTTATGACGACTAACTTTGAAGACTATATTATTGGTCATTGGTCAAATAAATCACAAGCACAATCAAATCCTCATCACTTCGTTTCAGTAGAGATTATTTGGAAACGTTATGAAGAGGGATACCAATCAATGAACTTTAAACGTTGTGATGGACCTGATAATTATTATAGAAAAAAGAATCACAAGATTGTCGAACTGTCTGAGACTGAGGTATTGGTAGAGAACTATCACTTGGACTGGACAAGACACGAAGATTGTGATATGATATTTAAGTTCGATGGCAAGGCATGGCACGGTCAACTTGCTGGAGATAATTGTAGAGGTTATAGGGGAGACCGTGTAATCTCTGAAATACATGTCTTTCAAGACAAACTACATACTTGCGACCAAGGAAGAGATTTGGAAACAGGTGAACTTATGTGGGGTAGTACAGAACTGTATCGCTTTACTAAGAAGCCCGAATAGCTCAGCGGTAGAGCACCTCCTTTACACGGAGATTGTCGGGGGTTCGATCCCCTCTTCGGGCATGTTCAATTTATTATTATGAACAACAAACTTATTAATGCTTTTTTGACACTCGGACTCTTAGGATCTGTAGTTCCTGCTATGGCAGAACCAATTAGAGAAACTGAATACAAGACCATGCACTCCATGGGATGTATGCTACTAGGTGAATGCACCGATGGTGTTAAGAAAGTATACTCTATGCTTGATATCTCATCGGAGTATGATAACACCGAAGAATTCACTGGCGTCACTGGTGAGTTCCATAACATCCTACACTCACTCAATCAAGTTGGTGTGAATGTATTCCTTGCTGATGAAAAGTATTTCCCTGCAGGACATCGTGGTGTATACCATACTGTATCCAATAACTTCTTTCTGAATAAGAACTTTATGGGTAAACCTGGTACGTTGATGATGGTTATGCGTCATGAAGGATGGCACGCTGCACAAGATTGTATGGCAGGTACGATTGATAACAGTTTGATTGCTATTATCAAACCAGAGGATGAAGTTCCTATGATTTGGCGTGTATTAGCAGAACGCACCTATCCTAAGTCTGCTGTGCCATGGGAAGCAGAAGCAGGTTGGGCAGGTCGTACTGAAAACATGACTATGGATGCCCTTGCTGCCTGTGCTGGTGGTGCTATGTGGGAAGTCTATCCTCCTACTCCACTAACACGTAAGTATCTGGAAGACTTCGGATATATCGATAAATAACTTTGTAGCATTTGCAAAATTATGCAAACAATTGACGGCATCATTAATGAACCTACCGTAAATTTTGTCGGTAAAGACGGATTTTTTTGGTGGGTTGGTGAAGTAGAAGATAACGAAGACCCTATGGAATTGGGTCGGGTTAAATGTCGTGTGCTTGGGTATTATACTAATGTTCGTGGAGGAACTGTAGGTGATTTACCTACAGAACATCTTCCATGGGCAACTGTATTGCAACATACATCTCAAGCAGGTAATGATGGTCAGGGTGAATCTTCTGGTCAGTTGCAACCTGGTGCGATCGTTATGGGATTCTTCATGGATGGAGAATCTGCTCAAATGCCAATCGTTATTGGTGTTCTTCGAGTTAAAAAATCTGCTGATACTGCGGATGAGAAGATTTTTGCCTTTACTGGCGAGAATATGGAACCAGGTGTTGCACCTAATCCTGCTTCTCTGCCAATTGGTGAAACAAATACTATGGCAGAAGGTTCTTTCAAAAGAACTGGTGAGAATAATACAGTCTCGACTCCAAACGCAAAACTTTCACAACCTGGAGGAATTGGTTCCCCTAATAATGTTGGTAATCAGTCAGGTATTGCAGGTAGTTCTTCTAATCCAACTAAACCTAGAGAACCTGATCTTCCAATTCCTGCAGCAAATGGTGTTGGTGGACCATGGAAAACTCTAGAGTATCAACTCAGTTATCTTTTAGAAGATATTGGAGATAGTGCTGGTAGTCTTGTAAAAGCAGAAAATGGCGACTTTTTAGATATTGTCACTGGAAAAATTGTAAAAGCAAAAGCATTAACTGCAAAATTGCAAAACTTCTTGGGTGCAGTATTTGCTCAAGTTGTGTCTGCTGTTAGACAAGCTCTAGCAAACTTAGCAGAACAATTAGAACTTGTTAATTTGTTGGGTGGTGCTACTGGAGCTCCCTTCGTTATTTTTACAACAATTCAATCAGCAGTTACTACAATTCTGAGTTCACTATGTAATATTGACCAGCAGTTAATTGGTTATATTTCAGACCCAGTTGGTAGTGTAATTGGTTTTATTGAGAGTCTGT